CTGAACTCCTGGGCGAGATGCCATACATCGAGTGGTGTTGAGTGTGTGCTTCGCATTTCTGAGGTGACGTGGCTGATGCCGTATCGGTATTCGGCCCACCTCTCCTGGTAGCCGAAGGTGTTGTCATCGGCCGCCGTTCCGTCGCAGTAGATCTCGCGGTTGGTGACCGCCATTTCGCCCAGATGGGCGAACTCGGGCCAGTAGTAATCAAAGCGGGTGCGTCGTAGGAACTGGCGTGGAACGCCGTGTTGGTAGTGCAGGTCTGCTCTTGCACTGATTAGTGTCAACAAAGTGCAGTGTTCCGTGAAGCTCTTGACGTATCCGCGGTTCTGGCCGACGGCTATGCCGTATCCAGCGAGATCTCCGAGGTCGATCTGAGTAGCGTCGTTGGTGGCTTCGACTGCCTTGCAAATGACTGGCAGAGTGCAGCCACCGAGAAATTCCGGTCTCTGCATTCTGAAGTCCGGTGAGGTGACACCGAAATGGGATCTGATGCTCTCGACGTAGCGAGTGCCCCCCCGGCCGTCCCTCTCCAGGAAGACCTGGAACTGGAATGCTTCTCGGATCGTGTTGATTGTTGCTGCGGTAGCACTGGTCAAATCAACCTGAAGCTTGACATCGTGCCAGGCCATATCAAGAGCGCTGCCGTGTGCTGCGTCCCATTCAGCATTATCGGTGACAACGTTGGTTTGCAGATTGTACGTGCTGGTGCCGGCATCCGGGGAGAATTCCGGAATGCCGTTGCCTGTGCTGGTGAGTGGAGCCGTGGTTCCGAGTGGAAGCTCCACGGCATCTCCCCGCTGGGGCCAGGGTAGACAGCTTGTGAAATAATCTGCCCTCTTCCCACGGCGGAGAAGTACGACATCGGTGTCGGTGTCGGGTCCGTCGTCGGTGTTGACGATCGGGCTGTCTTGGAGCACCTCTGAGCGGTACCACTCCCGAAAGATCATGTTATAGGCCCTCGCCCAGAGGGCACTGATGTCCTGATTATCGATCCCGGGAGGGACTCCCATGTAGTCGTAAATGGAGTCCTCCGGGAATCCTCCGACTGGGCATGTGACGATGGGAACCGTGAAGTCGATGCTATCGCCAGGGTCGTCCTGGGCTCCGCAGAAGCGTTCCCAATTCTCCCAGAGGAGCCGGTTCGGAACGGCCCAGTGGAACACATCGAGGTAGATGTTATCGAGTATGGGTGCGACGAGCGTGGAGAGCCGGCAGGCGATCTGCGTTTGCAGGGAGATGGTGTCTCCCGGCAAGGCTTCGTCGCATAGGACCGGGTAGAGGTAGCCGGCCTTGAAGACCGTCTTCACAGAGCGGCTACGGTTGAAGGCCGACCGCGGAATGTTGGCGGTCGGTATGGACGCGAAGTTGTGTTGTGCGTTCGTGGTGCTCGGAATGCGCGGTACGCCTAGCATGTGAGTTACTCCCTTTCTGTGGTGGCGCAGGACTCGGCCTGGTGCTCGAGGGCGTTTCCGAGAGAGATTTTGCTCTCGAACATGGCGATTTCGCCGGTGAGCTGGTCAAATTCTCCGATTTGGAAGAGCGTGAAGTCGGCCGCGAACATGTGGAACTGATGTGTCGGTTCGATTGCGGCCTGTCTGAAGGAACGGATTGCGACTGCTGCTGTCTGGCAGAAGATCGGCGGTAGGTAGGCTCCGGCCTTGCTGTCGTGGATCGTAAAGATCCCATGTGATGCGTGGAAAGTGTCGTTGAATGTGTCTTGGTGCATTGTAGTGCCTCCCTTTTTGGTTTTGTTGTGTGTGGGTCTCGTCCGCTTAGCCCTATATGTTGTTTTTAATCAGGTTCAGGACGTCTTGGACCCACTGTACTAGTTGGCTGAGAAGTTCTTTGATCTGCTCTATCGTGTTGGCGTTTGCCATTTTTCTTTCCAAGCTGGGGTTAACCCAGTCTGTTCTAGGCCGGAGACAGCCTCGTAGCTCGGCGGTCTCGCTCGAGCCTCCGTTCTTTCAGTTCTTGCTTTGCCTTGGCGACAGCCTGGCGTTGTTCGAGCCTCTCCGGCGTCTCGTCGTGCTCGCGTGTCTTTGCAGTTCTTTTCCTCCTCTCTGCGATTGCATCGTATTCCGCAGGATGGGCTTCCTTGAAGAGTCGGTCGTAGTACTTCGGAACCGGTCTCTTCTTGCCGTCCAGGACGATGAAGTCGTCCCGGTACGTCTCTTCCGCGAACTGGTCGAACCATCCTCGACCGAGGCCCGGTCGGCGGCTCATTACGGCGAACTCTGGTTTGAGGTCCTCGAGCTCGCCGGTGTTGATGTCGAGGAAGCGGTAGTGCTCCTCGGCGTCCTTGCCGAGGGTTTTTTTGATGATGTATCCCGAGCAGTAGGCGGCGCTCTCTCGGGTGAGCGCACCGATGTAGGAGAAGCCGTGCGGCCAGCAGGCTTCGAGTAGGTCGCTTCTGTAGAGTGGAAATCCTCCCCGGCTGAGGCACCAGTGCCGCCGGGGGGCGAAAGCCTTGATGGGCTCGACGAAGTCCTGGCCAAAGATGCAAGCGTGGAAGTGTGGAAGCCAGGAGTCGGTGTATTCGCCGATTGCGTAGAACCGGAAGGGCCCTGCGTGGTAGCGCAGGTTCTTGGCGAAGAGCTGCCAGTCGCGAACGTCGAGGGAGCGTTGTTTGAGTCTGTCGCGATCGTAGGTGAGCGTGAGGAAGGAGCTGCCGGCCGGGCTGAGCTCAGCCTCGTGCATGATTCGGTGGGCGAAGTCTTGAGTTCGGGTGACTCGGCACCCGATGCATTGGCCGCAGGCGACGGTGACGGCAGTCGATTCCCAGCGGGAGGCGTTCCGGGAGAAATCGAGGCCACCGTCACCGTCTGGAATGCCTGTGAGCGGCGTGTAACAGGGCAGGGTGAGCTCCTAAGCTCGGTAGCCGCCGCGGAAGGCCTTCATGCCGCGGTTCTTCTTGTGAACGCGCTTTGCGCCCTTCCGGAAGTTCTTGCGGCTTGCCTTTCGAGAGAGTTTGCGTCTTCGCATGGCGAGACCTCCTATGTAGTGTTTGTGCCTCAGGTGAGGCACAGTATAGCGGAAGATCCCGCCGGGGACAGTTGACCTAGTTCCTGTCAACTGTCCCACTGACAGGATTCCTATTCCCCCTCTGGGGGTGCCGCAGGTTCGACCGGGTCCCCCTCCGGGGGTAGCTCGGCCAGGCCAAGGGCCTGGGCTTCCTCCAGGTTCTCGGGATCCGCCAGGAAGGCGATGAGCTGTGCCGGGTCGTTCTCGAAGCGGTTGCGCGTGAGCGAGGGAAGCGAGGCGAAGGCGTGTTGAGCGTCGATGACCTTGTTGCGAGCGGTCATGTAGTCGTCGACGTTGGTGAAGTCGCCGTAGGCCGGGAGGCCCCGGCCAGGCGATGCCTGATTCTTTCGGAGGTACCTCCCCGCGAGGTTGTTGATGTCTGCTGCGTTGGCAGGAGCCTCCTTGGTTCTGCCTTTGTCGCAGGAGCAGTCGAGGACGGGTCGATCCTTAGGTGTGTAGTCGATACCCATTGGTGAATCTCCTTATTTCCATATTGCGCGAAATAGGTTGAGCCAGCGAGCAAGATCGCCGACGTTGATTCCGCCGTCTTTACTGGCGGGTGTGTCGAAGAGCTTCTTCATGGCTTCGGCCATGGGAAGCTCCTCGTTTAGCGCGATGAGCTTTTTGACGTGAGCGAGTCCGGCCTGGGCGGATGCGTGGCTGCTTTGTGCCTGCATGAGGGTCATTTGAGAGTCCATCATGCTGTGCTGCTGCTTGAGGTTCTTCAGCTCCTGGCCGGCCTTCATCATGGCGATGGCTCCGCCCCCGAGGTCGGGGTTGGCGACGGATGCGCCAACTCCGGAGGGAGCTGGCGCTTGTCCGCCGACGGCCAGGATGGGATTGAGTCCCGCTCCGAGCAGGTCTTCGACTGCGTAGCGATAGGTGTGCCGAGCCATTCGTTCGGCGAATTTGTGCTGCTGCGTCATGAGCTTCTTGTTGAGGCCGTATTGCAGGCCTGTGCTCAACGCGTTGTTCCCGGCGCCCATTGCGGCACCGGCTGCTGCTCCCCAAGCCATAGATCAATCTCCTGTGTTTGCGCCGTTCCGGGGAACGATTCCGTAAGCTCTGCGCCGCCCCCGGCGGCGCCATGTATGTGAGACGTGCGGAGCGAAGCGACGCCTTGCTGTTGACAGATAAAGGAACTGCACTTGACCTTTGGTCTTAGAAGTGGTCGACCCAACCGGGAACCGAGTAGGTCGGCATGGGTCGGACGTGGTTGATCACGAAGTGGATGTCCGCGACGAACTGCGGTGATAGCACACCCGTTTTCAAGACCCGAGTGATGGGTGGCGTATCCTGAATGAAGGTGTCGTCCAGGAGTGGTAGGCTGCTGAATTCCTGGGCGAGATGCCATACATCGAGTGGTGTTGAGTGTGTGCTTCGCATTTCTGAGGTGACGTGGCTGATGCCGTATCGGTATTCGGCCCACCTCTC